GACATTATCCCTACATACTTTTCCAGATACAATACCTTCTGTTACAAGCATGTTTGGTCTTATCTTATCGTCTGCGACAATATTGACAAGAGATCCAAAAGTACAATTAATCCATTGTGCTGAGTCTCCATTGTTAGCTACCTCTGCAGCTGCTGTTTCATCTAAGTCAGTTGATTTATAAAACTCACAACCTTCATAGATAGAATATTCACCTGCTTCTACAACACAATAAAGACTCTCGTCTTTAGTATTGCCAGAATCAAACTTAATGCCAGAAAATGTATTTCCAACACCTGTGTTCTTCATAACACCTAAGTCTGTTGCTGCAGTTGTTACACCCATTGTAACTCTTGTTCTTGCACCCATACCAATTGATCCAGGTCTGTATCCTGCAGATACAAAGTGAATCCTACTCTTTGATATGTCCAACATTGCAGATACAGCGTGAGCTGCATAAGCACTCAAGACAATTACATCATCTTGATTAGTTGTACAAGCATCATAAGCAGCTTGAACAGTAGAAAATGGCCTATCGTAAGATAGTCCATCATAGTCATCATCTCCAGTTGTAGGGTCTACAAAGTAAACATCTCCAAAAGAGAGGATTCCTAGCTTCTGTAAGTAACTCATAAGGTTCTGGTTAAATAAACCAGCCTTTTGTATTACAGTACTCATATTTTTGCTTTTTTAATTTAAATAAGATAGTAATTTACGTCTACCATTCGGTTAAGTTAGGTAAAAAAGGACTTAACAACCTTTAAAACTAATCCTATACCATAGCACTCTCTATTCTTATCATGAATAGCTGTTGTAAGATCTTAGCAACAAAGCTAGCCTTCCAACCAGAGGTACTCCTCTGATCCAATGGATCTGCTGTTCCAGAAGAACCAAGTGGCTTTACAATGTTCTTTAAGGACTCTCCTGCTATTCTTGAGATACCATAAGCATCTCTTCCAAGAATCATAGTTGCGTATACATCTATAGCTCCTGCACCACTATCTTCAAATACTTTAGCATTTGTAGTTTCTACAAACCTAATCTCTTTGTATTTTCCAATTTCTCCAGGCATTACATTTGCCTTTGAAGCATAGTCTTCAATAGGTGTGAACCCTGTAAGTGTAGTTAGAGTATAAGATATGTTAGGATGAACAATACCAACAAAACATGCGTCTACAGGTGCAGTAGCATAAGCTACATTAGGAGATACCATTTCGGTTATCTTCTTTGCGTTTTCAAGTTTTAGATCTCTAATAGTCTTGTTAAGGTCTACTACAGAAATAACATCTAACGCTGCAACTGAAGCTCTAGCTGCATTTGTCTGTGGAGAATCTACGTCTGAATACTGCACTGCAGTACCAGCTGTAATTATATTCCTACATAAAATGTCTAAAGTGTCTCCTGCTTGCTCTCCAAGAATTTCGGCTGCTTCAACCAATATTGGGTCAAGAGTCGTAACTTGCAAGAAGTCTGAGAAGCTCAAGTAATCACCATACTGAGATACAGTCGCTGTAATATCAGTGATAGTAAGTGAACTTCCAACTGGCGTAACACTCTCCGTTAATGGAGTTGTTGCTGCCACAAGAGAACTATATTTTCTAAACTTAATCACGTTGGTCATATTCTTAGGTATATCCCTAATCTGACCATACCTTATGTGAACAAGTCTTGGTAAAGCTCTCTCCAATAGTACTCTGTCATAATAATTATTTATGGCATGAGGAACTGTTGCGATTGTTTCCATTTTTATATTCTCTTTAATTTAAATAATTGATACAAATAAAAAACCTACATGCGTAACACAATTAGTGCTACTACCTGTAGGTACTTCCTTACAATGTATCTATTATAATTTTATCATCTTATAAAAACGATTTCAATTCGCTATAAATTTCTCTTAACTTTGTTGATAACTTCTTTGAATTTCTCCTGAGACATATCCCAAGCATTAGGTATCTTGTCTGAACCCTTTGGAGTCCTTGCTGTGCTTCCTGCCGAAACACTATCTCGTGATTCCTTAAATGCCTTTCTCTCTTCTTCTGCACCTTTTGCCATCATTTCTCTAGGATCTACTGCAAGCCTTGCAATAGCTTCTGCCCTAAGTCCTTTTACTGTAGGTGATTTAGCATACTCCCTTATCTTATCTGCGTAAGGTCTATATACCTGATTCTGGTCGTCTGCAAGAAATGTATTAACCTTCATGTCTACCTTTAAACCCTCTACTTCACTCTTAATTCCTTTGCTTTCATCTTGAATAACTGCTTCCATAACCTTTCTATCGTCATCATCTATTTCTACAGAAGAACTTGATTTATCTTTTGAAACCTCTTGTTTATTATCTGCCTCTACTTCTTCAAACGGAACAAAAGAGTCTTCTACTTTATCTGTCTTCACAGTCTTATCAACTGTATCAACAGCCTGCTCACTAGAACTCTCTGATTGAATATTATTTTCGTCTGCCATTTTCGGTATTACCGATAAATTTATATATATACTATTATATCATTAATCGTATGGATCTCCTACGTTCTCTGAAATATCACTCTTAGTGTCTTCTAAATCCTTTATATACACTTCTGGAATCTCTAACAATCTCTGCAACAAAACCTTCTTTATTCTTAATCTCTCTAACTCTCCCTTTTTAAAATGCTTCTCCAAGTTATCTAAGTCAAGCTGATAATCCTCTATCCAAGCACTCAATACAGCAAGAACAAACTTCCATCCAACAGAACTTTGCAGGTTACGCAAGTTCTCTTGCATTTGTCTCTTGCCCTTGTCTGTTTCCAATATCTTAGAAAGGTTCTCCCTACTAAGCTCTAATTTGCTCAACCTGATTTTGTGATAATTTAGCTCTATCTGATGCGTTCATATTACGCTCTCCTGTTACCCTGTTTGGAGTCATAACACCCTCGTTACCTGGCTGGCTTCCCATTTCTTCTTCTGCAGTACCCTGTTGAGTTTCATACAAATCTGGATTTTGTTGCTGTAATAACATAGCCTGCTTGTGTGTTTCTATATGTGCAATAGTAGCCTTAGTTGGATTAGCTTTGTTGTGTATTTGTATATGTACAATATGATTATCTGTACCTTTAACTGGAACTTCTTTATCCTTATTAAGGAAGATGTTTTGGTTCCCTGCTATTAACTCGTCTACTGTTGGTGGGAAGAAATCGTTTATTTCATCCTCGTTCATACCAGATAGTTCTGCTAAATGCTTCTCAGCCCATCTTCTGTCTGCTGTTGGATCTTGTCCTGCTACTGATAATACCTGCATAAACTGTCCTGCTTTTCGCATGTTAGCTGCATCACTAAGTATCTTACTCTCTATCATTACATCTGGATCTTCTTTTGCAATTATATTCTCCCTTGTCAATTCTCTAAACTCTCCATTTTTGAGTCCTGATAGCCTAATAGACTTCTTAGATATGTCTTCTTTAAAATGGTCTTTATACAAGTTGTACCATTGCTTCCAATACTCTCTGTCTCCCTTCATCACATTCTTGACTATTAACTGATACCTAGTGTCTACTCTTTGTGCTACTAAATTAAGCTCTCCAAGTGTCCTTTGCTCTTTACTCACAACACCTTGCTGTATCTCTGGTGTGGCTGTAGCTCTTTGTACAGAACTGTCCATAGTCTCCATCATATAGTTGTAGAAGTTCATGTCTGGAGTATCCTTTTTAACTGGCTCTAAAGCTCCAGCTATACCTCCTGTTGCAGGTATGTGTTTATTCAATCCAAACTTTAAGTCTGCCTTGTTGCGTATCTTATCTGGATCATACAAAAATCTTGGGTATAACTGTGCCTGAGCCGATTTAATAGCTATGTTCATAATAACACTTCTCTTTCTCTGCTTGTCCTCTGTCATATCTGGTACACTTACACCCCTAAACTGGTGAGCAATAGGCCAACAATGCTTGGATATAAGCCCCCAGTTGTCATACTTAATCTCCTGAATCCTTGATATGAGTTTCCTTTCGTTAAACAATTCTACTCTTATTTTCTTACCATCAAAATTGGTTCTCCAAAGCAATCCTTTATATTGATTGTTGTCTCCTAGATCTTCTTCTTGATCCTTAGTATTAGCTTGACCTCCTTGTAGCTCCTGTCGTGCATCCTTAGCCTGTGTTACTCTATCATGTCTCTCTGCCCCTTGTCTTATCTCATCTATATCTCTATATACTCCCAATTCTTCCATTCGTGGCTTAGTTATAAGAAACTCATTACCACAAAACCTTATTTGCTCGTCTCCAGGTTGGAACGTAGCCCCTTGAGGATCATATAAGAATGTAGCAGGATCTACTAACTTGTGTACTGGTAACATTTTCTCTCTATCAAACTCTACTAGCTCCACAATACCATATGAATAAAAGAACATATCCCACAACATTTGATTATCCATATCTGCCTTATTCATTGCTGAATAATCATACTGGCATAACATATTAATATTCTCTGCTGTCTTAACGTCTCCACTTTCTCTTGGTAACCATTTAGTTGATAACCTATCATCAAAAGTTGCTGCATGAAGTGTAGACATAATAGTAAACAATAAAGGATCTCCTATCGCTTTAGGGTCTCTCTTCTGATTATTGTATAGCTTCATGTTTAGTAAATCTTTCTTAAAGATAGGTTCACTAAACTTCTTAGCCATCTGATACTCATTCTCTATCTGTTTAATTAGAGCTTCTTCGTCTGATACTTGTATATAATTACTATCTTTCTTATCATTCTTTTTATCGTCTTTAGTAACCTTCTCTTTAAGCGTACTACTTTCCTTTTCCTTTGTCTCTGCTTGAGACTCCTTCTCTGTTGGCATTTTTTCTCAAATATAATTTAGATAATATGTCGCTTACTGACTTATCTGTAATATCCAATCCTGGAGGTATAGCAATAGCATCCTCTAAATCTAAGCCAGTACTCTCATCTAATATCTCTGTTCCCCCCTTGACAACTTGATAAGGTTTTCCCTCTCTCTTTTTTATTGTTATCTCTCCATAGTCAAATTCCCTGAGCTTCAGTATTACTGCTGCTTCTAGTGTCGTTACTGTAACCAAAACACTCTGAATCTCTTTTGGTCTTTCCATATTAATAGTATATCATTTTAAATCACTTAATTAAACGGATCGTCATCTACAACATCCCCACTTTGGTCAATCGCTCTTTCTATAATCGTTCTTGGCCTCTCTCTAAACTCTGGATTATCTAAAAAGACTCTCCCTAACGCTTCCATAAAGTGATCATCCTTATCTTGAGGCTTGCCACTCTTATCGTGTCTCTCTTGACTCTTACCTGCATACTCCTGCCATTGCCAATGCTGTGTCTCCCATATAGTTCTAGGACAACTATTAAAGTAATAAATACCTGGAGCTTTAATCATGTCATTTCCCTTGAGCTGATAATTGAGTGCATCTTGAATCATATTAACTCCATCCATTCTTCTCTTACTTGCTGGTTGATATGTTAGTCCATATGTAACTGATAGCAACTTAGCAAATGATAGATTAGTCCTCTTGTCCTCAATAAATCCCAGAGGGTCTAATACTCTACTGACAATCCTATACTTGGCGTCTATAGACTTAATACGTGCTACCAACTCATCTGTAGGAGCATCACTCCACAACTCGTCTACCACATACTTAGTACCCTTCTTGTCTACTGCTACCCATATAATAGCTTCGTTCTCTCTTGGATGTGTATCCCATGACTGATACACTACAAAATCATCACGAGATAGTTCAAAGGGTTTGATAATATGAATGTCTGAATTGAATTTCTTGAAAATAAGTCCTGTTAGATGCTGGAACTTACCAAACACCCTTGCCTGCATATCCTCTGGCTTATACTGACTAACCATTTTAACTATATCATCATGATTGAGAAACCCTCTTACTCCGTGAGTTATACAAGCGTCTTCTACTTCTGCTGTTACATACGTTCTAAACTTCGCTTCTCTACTTTGATCTGCTACTATCTCATCATACAACCAAGCTGATCCTATAAGTGGTGTTGCAAATATACCAATAACCCCACCCTTTCTGGTCCTTGCTACATTTGCTCTGTGTATTGGCTCTGGTGGTGGCTCATCACATAATACAAGCCCAAGAGTAGAACTCTCAAACTCTTTAGAATCCTGCTCATAACTCATACAGGTTATACTCCACCCATTATCTGTACTGAACCTAGAGACGTACGTTTTACCTGCTTTAGTCTCCGTGTATCTACCTACAGGAAACCACTCATGTATCATAGGAATAATAGTAGACTTGAGTGTCTCTGGATCTGATGCAATCCTTACTGCTTTAGGATATGGCCAATCTTTTAGTAAAGGTTGCTGAAAGTATTTACTTCCACAAGGCCAAATCAAATGTGCTAGAAAATTCACCATTGCTGTTGTCTTACCTATTCCGTTGGCTGCTAATATTGCTGAAACTGTATACTTTCCACTACCTAACTTATCCAAATACTCCTCCATCTTACCTATTGGCTCATAATTGCGATACTTCTGTGTAACAGACCTCAACTTTAACTCTTTGTATATCTCTTCATCCGTCTTTTGGTCTAAATCAGCCATTATATTGATACTTTCATATATAAAATAGGTATCCCAAGTCCTCTTAATTTCCCACTTGTCTTAAAACGCCTTACAGAGCCTCACTTTTCCTTGTTAAACAAGCCTCTCTTACGTGCTTGATCCCAAAGCTCATTATCACTAACATCCTCAAGTGGTCGCTTAACCTCTATCTTCTCTGGTGAATACTCTCCACGCAACTTGTACGCCATCTCAATAGCTGCCTTCACATCCATTCCGTTTGGAATAACTGCAAACACTACCCACCTATGAGATGAACTCGTTGGAACCCCTTTACTATTTGTCTTGGATACTACTTCTTTCACATATGTAGAAGTTTTACTCACACTCTTTGCAAATGCTTTAATATCTTTCTCGCTAATCGTGTCTGGAAAATTAAACTCTTTGACAGTAACAGACTTCATAAGCTCATTATGTTTCTCTGCTACCAAATCTCGTGGTAAATATTCATCCATCAATGCCTGC